CCATTTCCAGCATTCTCCTAGCTTGGTGTAGCTGCATGGCCTCATTCAGCGCGTTCATTAGCTGGCTCCAAAAGTCTTGAGGTTCCAATAAAATACTGCCTCGTTTCCGGCAGATAATACGACAGCAGTGGTAGGCTGAACAACCGCTACAACCTGGCCTCCGTTCGCCCCTGTACTGATCGTGTCAACTGGAAGTACCGCGTTAGCAGTTTCGCCAACATCTACAGCTCCGGCAGTAATTAGGTCCGCCGCCAGGATCGTAACGACGTCGCTTGTCGAGTAGCCGCTTCCTGACTTGGCGATAGAGTAAACGAACACATTGTTATTGATCGTAAGGTCGATTACCATGCCACTACCCCCACCGTCTGTCTCTGTAGGCAAGCCTGTGTAGATTCCACCGTTTCCGGTCGCTGGCTCTGACGTAGCCGCCCCGAGCGAGACTACGTTTCCAAGCCCCCAAAGTAAGGCGACATGCGTAAAATCAATATCCGTAGTGGTGCCGTCGTGAGGGAAGACCGTAGCTTTTGTCGCCAGTGCGACACCTTGATCTTCGTAGGCCGAAACATCACCGCTATTATAAGAAATGATTTCTCGACTATACCCAGCTGTTCCGTTTACGACTTCGAAGGCCATAAAGGTGTTGTCGTTAGTCGATCCAGGGACGTAGGTCACTCCAGGAGCGTTGATCAAAGCAGCTTCAAAGTACTGACCAACATAGCGTTGACTTACCGACGCCGCAACCTCAGCGGATGAGATACTTGCAGAGATTGCCATAACAGTTCTTCAGGTCGAGCTAGGATTCCTAATACCCGCCACCGGAATTATCGCCAGACGTTTCGCCACCGTTTGCTTGGGCGCTCTCACCACCACTGGCTAGCAGGTCTCCGGCAACCGCAAACAGATCACCGTTGACAATGCCGGTTGGATCAATGATGACGCTGGCGTTGTAGTCAAGAGCAACATCTCCGTTATAGCCCCCGGCGACCAAGGCTCCAGGCGCGGCAAGGTAGCCATCAACAGCAAAGGACAAAGTCTGGGCAACTGTAATAGTGTTGTCTGCGTCAGGCACTGGGACGATCCCATCATTGCCGTAAAAATCAACAATGGCGCCGATTGTCAGATGCACGTTGACGACGAATTGGTAAACGTTGCCAATAGGTCTGTCATCTCCCGTCTCGGGCTCTCCACCGCCGCTACCGGGAGGGGTTGGGTCGCCTCCGTCCATATCGGGAAAAGCATTGCCTGTTACATTGTCAGGGATACTGACAGTCCCTTCCATGTCGCTTCTCCAGATAGCGGAAGTTACCATGGCGGAGCTGTCGGGCTCCAAGCTCCAGCTAGTGGCATCCATCCGCATCGCGAGAAGGGTATCGTGCTTGTCGTCGTAATACCTGAAGGGAGCTGTTGGGAACCAGGCTTCCGCAATATCTTTACGCACCGATTCCCCGATAGACAGTCCGCGAGCATCTCCCAGAATGAACTTGGAAAGTGTTAAAGCAAATTCGTCAGCCACACGATCGCACTCCTCCGCACTGTCGAACAGCAAAGGAGCTGGTACTGACTCCTCTAACACGTACTCACCAACTCCGGCCTCGTTGGAAACAATCACTGTAGTGAACTCCTCCGCGGTCTCAGCGCTTTCGGCGTTGATTCTTTCCGGCGCATTGTCGAGAGGCGCATTAGTCGTGGAGCGGTTGATGACAAAGGTCTCAATTCCGTCCAGCGCGTCAATACTGTTCTTGCTTTTCCGGCGGCGATCCGAGGAGCCCGTCCATGTGTACAGCCCGGTCCCTCTGCTGGTGACACTTGTGAATGTCGTAATCTTTTGGGACTTGATGTCCTTAGTATCAACTGAATCGGCTTCTGTTACAACTCTCCGGCTTCGGTAGAGCTTTGCATGCTTGTCGTCAAAGTTGTTGTCAAAATTCTGCCTAGAGCTAGAACCTGAGTCCGGCGAGCCCGCCCTCCAGTCAGTGCTGTTCGCAGAACTTAGCTCGGTCTGAAAGGTGTCTTGGGTTGTCCTGATAACTTCATTAGCTTCTCCGTAGAAATACGTTGTTACTACTCTGCCAAGCAACACCTGCCCATCAGCGCCATCGACGCCGTAATAAGGACAGCTGCCGTTCGGATTGCAGTTGCTTCCATATACCCGCCGACAAAAATCAAACTTGTCAGAGAAGTACTGACTATTGGCTTCTAGGAGAGGGCCGTATGTTTCGGTGACATCAGTTCTGATCTGCCCGGCGGGAGCGTCGTAAGTAGCCGTTCTAATCTGCTTTTGTCTTGCAGGAAGATAAATAGAGACCTGCGAGGTTTCATAACACTCTGAGCAATTGCTGAAGTACTCAGTATAGCCAATCACGCTAGGGTTTCCTGATGGTTTGTTTGGGGGCTTTGGAGGAGCTTCGCCGCAAGCGGTGTCTTCGTCATCTGCGACGTTACCGCTGCCACCACCACCGCCAGGACCGGTGATAATATCGCCAATACCACCAGTGCATTCGATCGTCTGCACTTTCTTGCGATCAAAAGTGAGACCTGGGTAGCTCAAAAAATAATACGATTCCGAGGTGTCCAATTGGACAACAGGAGCATCTTCGCCTTCGAAAGAGGCGGGTACTTGGTAGGAAACTTTCACCTTGTCCGGCACAGGCTCGGCGGATGATAGTGGCGAGACAGCTAGTGAGGTCACTCCTCGAACAGTTGTAAATAATCCCTCTGCTATAGTATTGGCATCAGAGCCCATTACCCCTGCAACAGAAACGTCGCCTTGATTGTCTTGGTAAAGGTATTGAGAGTTAGAGGCTAGTGCAGCATTCAACCCCTCAAACGTCTCGGATACCGGGTCCAACGGCATGGGAGAATACTGTAGCAGGCCACTTACGTCATCGATCAGCCTACGGAGAGCAAGAATGCAGCCGACCTCCAACTCAGTGCTCTCACTCTCTGGAGAGTAAGAGCTTGCTAGGACGTACAGATAACCCCTGGGATGCCTGCCCGTCGTTCCGTCCTGAAAGCGAACGTCGATCGTGATAATATCACCCCTCTTGAACTCTCCACTAGAGTAGCTTGTGTAAGGAGACTCGTCCCATACAGTAGACAGAGTTAAACTGCCAGTAGTACTAACCAGTCCGTTCTTAAAAGCGGATTCGTCTGATACGCTAAAGGAGCTTAGCCGAGGAGTGACATCTACCCCCTTGATCTGGATCGAATGTGGTACGGTGTTTTGAATCAGGTACGCCATATCAAACCTCCACCACGCCGAAGTCTACCTGAGTAAAGCTTTTGCTGATATAGATAAACGAAGGTGGTGTCGTAAATACTACTGTTGTACTGATTGGATCTCCAAATGTTTCGTCTGTAAGCCCACAACCAGCTGGTTGACCTGAAGCTCTGTCCGCATCCCATTCGCGGAATAGCGCGTCCAATTCCTTGGCTTCTTCTGGGGTAGACATTGTCGAGATTGCCCAAATATATTTCTGCCGCGACCCGCTGCCGCTCAGGGAAGTAGCCCCGCTTGCGGTTCTGGAGAAATTCGTAGTCGATTCGTACTGCCGAGGGATGCCCGCACCAGTAAAGTTTTTGAACACGATATTGTGAGAACTTCCCGTTCCGCTATAAGCTAGTCCAATCGACACGGGCAAGCACCTAACTGCCGCTAGGATTCCGAAGCAAAGGACTTTGCGGTTTTCCTGTATTCAGCTGTCCTTAAGGGGGTGCGATTGCCGGGATAAGAGAATGTCCCGCTGGCTACATAGTCGCGAAAGGACTCAGAGGACTCTGCAAGGGCCTTGAAGGCCTCGTTATACCACTCGATGAGCACTGCCAGGACTTCGGGAGCGGCGCCCGCCTTGAGCGCCATTGAGGCGGCCATGGTTGCGACTGTTACGCTACGCTTCAGGTCGTGCTCTGTCTGTTCGTCGATAGGGTAGTCAGGGAAACCCAGTCCGACCTGGGAGAAGTTCTCCACAAAGGTGCGAGCAGTATCCTCAGGACTTCCGAAAACGAACATGGCCAACCTCTTGATAGATCAAGTGTACCGACGACGGCGAACCTTGTTCATTTGCACCATCATATCGCTGGCAGCTTGCGTTGGATTCTGGGCCTGGATTGTTACCGTGTTGTTGATATGGTCGCCGCCAGAAGCGCTTTGGATAGCTCTAATCATCGCACCCATTCCGTTGCGACCAGCTCCCATCGCATTGGACTGGGCTGAAGAGTTGATATTGACGCCTCCTGTGGGCACATCCAGCTGTTTCGTAAGATGAGCCGGAATCACAGTACCCGCGCCAGGGGCCTTCCATTGTCCGTAAGACGGTGCATTGATCATGCTAAGTCTCCCGCTAGCGGAGAGGAATGCTTCTTTTCCTAGTTCGTTGACGGTATATGTACTGCCTCCCGCAACAGGTCCGCCAGCAGCTCTTGCATCGCCACCACCACCACCAGGACTGCCTGCCGAAGCAACCGCCGAAGCTAGTTGGTTGGCTGCACTCGTGGCCTGCTTGATCTGAGAAGTGTAGGATTCAACGGCTGATTTTGCAATTGCCCACTCGTTTTCAAGGCCTTGGACCGTAACAGACTGAGTTCTAACAGCCTCTACTCCTTTGTCAATCTCTCCGTTATACACCTCAGTACCAGTCTTAAGCAGGCCTAGTTCCTTCTTCTGTTCCTGGAACTCTTTGGTCTCTGACTTCTGTCCTTCTAGCCGTTTCTCAAGAGAGGCCTGCACTTTTTCGTTATGCTCCTCGATCTCCTTCATCCTCGCCTTTTTCTCTTCTTCTAGCTTTGCAAGCTCCTGCTCTTTCTGCTTCTGCAGTTCTTTCTTCTTGAGGGCATTTTCCTCAAGCTGCTCCTGAGCGTTCATCCTCTCCAGTCGGGCGTTAAGCCTAAGCAGCTCTTCTTCGCTAAGATTGCGGCTCTTGGTTTGAAGGATTAGCTCCTCCTTCTCCAGCTGATACAGCTTTTCTTCGGAAGGCGTTCTTTTTTGCAGGTTGCTAGCCTCCATGTCAAGAAGTGCCAGCTTCCTGCTATAGATTGAATCAAGCTCGCTCTTCTCTGCAGCGTAACGGTCTTTGACTTCAGTCTTCAGATCCTTGTAAGCACTCTTTTCAGCCTGGATGCGTTGCTTTGTAACGGCCTCGGCCTCTTTTGATTTCGTGATCTCCTGGTCAAAGCGAGCCTTCATGCTGGCGACCAGGTCGTCAAGCTGCTTTTTCTGCTCATCGTAAGCTGCTTTTGTAGCCTTGACCTGCTCCTTCGCTTCCTTCTGCTTCTCTGTGACGTCACCAAGGAGTGTCCGCTGCTTTTCAAGCTGTCTGTTCAAGCCCTGGCGAGCCTTCTCCTCATCTGTCGTGGCCATCGCCATTTCCATCTGCTTCTCGGCGGTTTCGTTATAAACTGCCTTCATATTAGTGATCTCACCCATCAGAGCACGAGCATTCTCGACCGAGTCGGCCCACATGTCACTTCCTTCACCGTTAAGCTTTTCGATCATGTCGATCGCTGGCCCGATACCTGGAACTATCTTTAGAAAGGCTACAAGCTGATCTTGTGTCGCCTCGATCGCCCGACTGAGAAGGTCAAAAATAATGATTAGTCCGTAGACGGTCATCTCGATGACCTCACCAGCCCTGGCCATGTTTTGCTTCAAGCCTTCAGCCAGCGCAGGGAATCGTGTCTGCCACGTAGCGATATAACCTCCAATCAGGGTTGCGGCACGCCCTAAAGAGTCTACAAACGGCCCGAAGGTGTCTCCCCACTGCTGAGAGGCTACTGTGAATACGTTGTTAAGTTGATTGAATTTCTGCTCAAGGTTTAACTGATCCCATTGTGTATTTAAATCGCCAAGCGAGGTTTTTAACCTCTCTACAGCATTGGCTGACACTGAGACCAAGGCCTCTGCAAACATTCCTGCGCTGACCTCACCATTCTGCATGGCATCGTCAAGGCTGGTGATCCCGTATTCGACAGCAAGGAATTGAGCCACCTGCGTTCTCAGGGCGCCATCAAGTTCAGCGAACTGCTGTCTCAGTTCTTCTCCTTGCAGCTTGCCTTTACCCATGACCTGTGCGAGGGCCTCCATGTATCGACCTGCCTGCTCTCCAGACAGTCCCATCTGAGCGATACGCGCCGTAGCGGATGTGATAAGCGTGTTTGTCTCTTTTACACTTAAACCAGCCGCAGAAGCCGCTGGACCCACTCTTCTCCAAGCCTTCTCGACGGACTGAATCGAAACGCCATACTCCAAACCCGTCTTCTGAGCTAGGATCATGATCCCGTTAGCTTGCTGTGCGTCACGAGTGAAACTCTGCAAAGCAACACTCAGCTGTCCCAGTTCGCGAGCGCGATCAGCCATTGATGTAATAGCAGCCTTGATCCCGTTGACCGCAAGGATAATAGCCTCTGAAGCCAGCCTCGCCTTAATGCCAGCCCCCGTAAAGGCTTCCCCCATATCTTGAACACCCTTTGTTCCGCCACCACTAGGACGCACCCCATAGAATTGCTTAAGCTCTTTCTCGGCAGCATCGATCCGGTTTGCTACCAGTTCCCAAGACTTCCTGACTTCGCCTGTCTTCTTGTTAAACTTAGCCGTGTTATCCCTTAGTGCCCTCAATCCTTGTATAGACCTCTTGATCTGGCCCGGAGTTCTGCCGAACTCTCCGTTAAGCGCCTTCGAGACATCGGCCAGTCTGCGAGACTCTTGCTTGAGGCTTTGGACTTCTTTTGCTACAGCTTTACCTCCCTTCAGCTCGATCATCACCTCGGTCTGTAACTCTTGACCGAAAGCTGCGTTAAGCTGAGTCTTGGCTAGTCCTGATTGTTTCTCAACAGTATCGAAGAATCTATTGATACTCGCAACGGCGGTTCCTGTCTCGACGTTTAGGTTAAACTGTAGATTTTCAGCCACGTCGGATCCAAAGCTGCCAATAGGTTTCCATCAAAAAAGGGGCTTGTAAGGCCCCTGGGTGATTTGCCGTATGTATCGCGGATACGGACTTAATTGATAGTAGCAACTCGGAAAGTTCCTTCGCCAGCTTCTCCGTCTTCCGTAAAGGTGACGACGTCGCCAACGCTGTAGCCACTACTGCCGTTTCCGATTGCAGAGATGCCAAGGACTTGCCCGGATGCGTCTACTGCCGCCCTGCCGCTACCACTTGGGAAAGTGACAGGGACAGATGCGCTGGAAACAGTAGTAAACGGAGTCGAAGTCACGATCTCGTCAACGGAGGCAATACCTCCAGTCAGCTAATTAGTGCTGTCTAGGGTCAGGTGATAAGGACCGTAGCCAGTCAGGGTGCATTCCCAAGAAACGATAGAGCTAACTTCGTTAGATTCGGTGTAGCCGGTCAAGGTGCCATAGCCCACGATGGTCTCGTCGGTTCCAGTAGGTCCAACACGCTTGAAAGCAACGCGCAGGCCGTCGGCCACGGTGTTCTGCTCGGTCAAGCGGAGAACTTTATAGCCAGAATCGCCAAAGTCAGCAAGGCCGCCCAGCGAGATGCTGAAGCTCTTAGTGGTAGCGACAGACTGGTTGAAGCCAGAAGTCTCGTCATCATAAGTGTAGATGTCCTCAGTGCCGGTATCAGTCTCAAGAGAAGCGGAGGTTAGGCCAGCCAAGCGAATTGCGCTGTCAGAGCCGTCCATCGTGCAAGGAGTTGACGCGATGCTGAAGATGCCGTCGGTGTAGCTGACGCTGTCAGCCGCTGCAGGAGGAGTCTCGCTGTCGACCACAGGAGCTGCGGCAAAGTTTGTGATCAGAGCGTTCTGAACGGGAACAATGTAGAAGTCGTAGCCAAAAGCGGCCGAGAAATTTGCCATAGTAGAAACGAGCGTTGGCCCGCAAGAAGGTAACTCGGACCCTCATAGGGCCGTTACCTTATACTTCCAAAGGCCCGTTTTCTAGGCTGCCACAATCGGCATGTCGGAACGGATGATCAACTTGGTCTGGACCAGGGAACCTAGGCCGTCAGTAGTACCAACCGTCTGAATAGCCTGAGAGCCAAGGAACCTGCTGCAAGCTCTTTGAGCGCAAAGCTGAAGGTCGGCCCCCTTTGCCGGGTTCCAGGCAACCAAGAACACGCTCCACTCAATCGTCAGCCGAGGAGCATCTCCAGTCAAGTACTCACTAGACGTAAAATTACCAGCATCTTGAATTATACACTCTACTCCTTTAACATTTCTTAGTGACGGCAGATCCTCTCCTGCGGAAATGACCGAAATTGCCGGTAATTCTTCGCCCGCTTTGAAGGTATAAGTACCTAGAAGGCTCATGAAAACAGTATCAGAGGATAGCGTTTCGTAAAGAAGTTGCGCCGTTGCTGGGAATTGTTGCGCCATACCAATCCTGCTGTCGTTCCTAGTGTTCCAGCCTCGGTAAACTGAAGGCAACGACAACCACGGAGGCCCTAATGCCGATGAACAGATTTCTACTCTGTGGTGCTGTCTTTATAGCAATCTGAGATGCACCAATCCCAGGATTACCTCCCCGTTTACGAGAGGATTTCAGATTACCTTTATCACATGTCAGCCCTGACACGCCGAGAAGCTCGCCACCAATGGCGCACTGCAATCAAAGACTGCTGGGACAATCGCTGCGCCTACTGCGGAGCCACTCCTATCGTTGACGAGTCTTTGACAGATTTAACTATTGACCATGTACGCCCCAAGTCCAACGGCGGCGAAGACCGAACAACAAATTGCATCCCCGCCTGTCAGCGCTGCAATCAAGACAAGTCTAGCCAAGAGTGGCTGGCATGGTATCGCATGCAATCCTTTTACACCATTGAGTCCGAGTGGAGGATCAGGCAGTGGCTTAAAGGCGGGATTAACAACTTTAGCGAGTACTCAGAGGAAGATTCCCGGATCGTGGACGATTACGCCAACAAGATCATGGGGCAGTGGCCCTCCTCATAAGCGTAACACCTTCTTCCGCAACAACCTT